TACGTGTTGATCCAGAAAAAACTTGACCACCAATGAGGTTACGGGCTTGGAAACCATATGGTGCTGAAACGGTTGGATAAGCCATATATAACTCCTAATTGTTAATGTTAGTCTTTTTTACCAAAAGATACTGTAGACTTCTTCTCAGAAAAAAGAGGCATACGAGCATCGTTTTGACGCATAAAACTATTATCTACTGCATCGGCTTGAGATTGAGTCATGTTAGCTTCGTATTCCATACGTTGTTTCACAAACTCTTCAGGCGCTTTACAGAGTAATAGCCCACCGATCTCAACATTGTCTTTATATTGACTATTGGGATCAGCTAACAGTTTAAATTTTGGTTGCTCAGTTAATGTTACAGGTTCCCAACCTTCACGCATTCTCATGGAAAGATTACGGGGATCTGCTACATTCAACATTGAAACTCTAATCCATCTATAAGCAAAACCAGGCTGTTTATCTGGTTCTGGTAATAACTCAGGAGGTGTCCAAGCTTTTGGACGCTCTGCTAATTGACGGTTATCTACTTCACGGGGAATTCTATTTTCAGCCATTTTGTGACTCCAATTTAGTTAATTCCATAGCATATTGCTCTGGAGAAAGTTTAAATTTCTTAGCCAAAGCTAATTGTGTCTGCGTCAATCTAATCTTTTTTGGGGATGTAGAACGAGTAGCAGGCGCTACGACCGTTGAGGATTTTTGTCTTACTGAATCTTTGGTTTCAGAAGGGGATTCACCAGCAAATTTCTCTGGAAATCGTTTATGCATCTCGGTATCTATAGAACTCCAGTAGTGATCGGAGCCAATTGGCACGCCATCACGTTCTAATCGTCTATGAATACCCATTGCAAGGAAACTCATGTCGTCATCTGTACCATACCAGCTATTTTTGTCTAGCCATGCTTGGGTTTTTGAATCCAAACGAGCAGGTTGTGACTGTTGTAACTGTGATTGTACAGCATTTTCTTCGTTTTTGAAAGATTCTTCGTCATATTGTGGTTTATATTGCTCAATTTGACGTACTTTTAGCTTAGCATCAGTTAATTGCTCTTGTGCATTAACTAAAAGTTCAGAATCACCAGAATCATAAGCCTCTTTGTAGGCTTTTTTAGCCATTAAAAGCTCTTGTTCTGCAGCTTGCTTAGCATTTCCGACTAAAACCTTCTCACCAGAGGTTAAACTACCCTTAAGTTTCTTGTTTTCTTCTAAAACGCTTTGAGCTACACGTACTGCTTCTTGTTGTTCACGTACAGCTTGTTCTTTCTCTCTACGTTCATCATTAATAAGCTTCTTCATTTGTAGTAAACGTTGTTTAGCTTCTTTGGAATACTCTTCCAAATCATCATTTTCAATGTCTTCTACGATTTCTTTTGGTAAAGGAGTTGCATTTTTCTGATCTTCTTCTGGGCGATCGTCAATCACCTCAATTTCAAAGTCATTTTCTGCGGGCGTCTCTACCTTTTTTTCCTGCTCTATTTCATCAGGAAATTGGAATTCTTCTGCCATGATATTTCTCCTTAAACTCTACTGATGCCACGAGGATCTTGCACAATCGCCTCTACGGAATCATCATTGATTATTCTAAATTCACGACCATGAATTTTAAGTCGTGTGCCAGAGTTTGGTCTAGCTAAGATAAAGTCACCTTCTTTGCACCAAGGGCCAGTTGGAAAACGTTTATCATCTTTGTAACAATCAGGACCAAGTTTAACTACGAAAAATACTGTAGATAATACTTCTTCGTTTCTCATTGTTTCACTAGATTTGACAATACCACTGTCAAACTTTTCATCAGCTTCTGGCAATGCACATAATATGCGGTAGCCTTTTGGTTCTGGAAGCTGGCTTGCTTTTTCTTCTTCCGTTTGGGGAAGTGTTGTTGTTGCGTTTACATCATCGGGGTTTGATCCGATTAGTAGTTCACTCATCCGAGTTCTCCATGTGTTGTTTTAGATCTTTGATATAACGTTGTACGGATAGTAGACCTGATAACTTTCCGCACATATTTTGGTATTCAGCGTAGTCTTTGGCTACACCAGTACCTAAATGTTCTTGTAGGTTTGCTACACTTTCATTTATTTCTCTAACGACTGCTTCTAGTTCGTTCATTTAGTTTCCTTGTTTGAAGGTTGTGGTTTTTTTGATTGAGCTTGTTTCTCTTGTTGTGACATTTGATTATTGTGTTTTCTTAAATCAATACCCATACGAAGTTTTTCAAGTTGATCTTGTTGTCTCATTTGTTCTTTAGACTTACCAGCATCATTACCAATCTTCAATCCTTCTAGTTTTTCTTTAGAAGCAATATGCGCTTTTTCAGATTGGATCTTTGCACCTACTTGCATACCAGCAATCTCTTTTTGAGCTGCAATACGCTCTTTTTCAATTTCAAGTTGATCAGCTTTAGCCGCTGCTTCAATTTGCATTTTCTTCATCTTAATATCAATTTCTTGAGATTTAAGTTTAAGTTCTTGCATTTGCATTTGAATAATAGGATCGTTTTGAGCCATTTGTGCATTTTTAGCAGCCACTTCAGTTTGATTTTGATTAAGAAGTTGTTGAGTGAATGGAACAGCCATTTGCGTAATTTGCATTTCCATTTCTGGAGTCATCTTAAAGTCTTCATCTTCACTTGAAGGAATAGGCATGCCAGCCATTTGTTCTAACTGACGTTTGTATTCAAGACCTACATGCTCTGTAATATGTGCTTGTACAGCCGCCATAATAGTAGGTGCTTGTGGGTTCTGACCAATAAGCTGTTTAATCTTAGGATCATTCATTGCAGCCATATGAATTTGAATATGTGCTTTGTGATCTTGATAACCAAATGCTTTAAGTGGTTTACCTTTAAGTGCTTTTACATTCTCAGATACAGCATCTAGTGGTGTCATATCTTCTGGAATAGAAACTAACTTTTCAGAATTCTTAATGCCTAATGCATCTAACATCTGACGATGTAAGTAAGGTAAGTTATATAGTTGTGGTGCTGTTTGTGAAAGTTGTAATACAGCTTGATACTGCACTACTTTTTGTGACATCGTAGCTGCGTTAGGATCTGATACTGGAATGATATTAACCATTGAGTAATCAGCTTTACGAGCTTTCTTATTACCAGTAGATGGTTCGTATGAATAATCTTCTGGTGCGTATTCAGCAATGATTACTTTAAGAAGCTTAAATTCTTTTTTCATTGCAAAGTGAATACGAGCTTGAATAGCTGACATCACTTTTAAAGTTCTTTCAAGAATAGCTAATGTAGTGCCTACTGGACTATTAGCTGACATGTCAGAAACTTTTAAGTCGCCCGCTGCCGCAAATCTACGACCTTCATCAATGATTTGATTAAGTAACTGAATAAGTGTCTGTGATGGTTCTTTGTAAGGTAATGGCATGATGTTATCTTTCATCGTGCCAGAAGGTACATCTACATCTCTAAATTCGCCTGGAGCAATCGGTGTATCATCACCTTTAACTCTTAAGCCACGAGTCTTAAATCCACCGGGGAGGTTTGCCAGTGATCCAGCGTCTACTAATTGTCTAAGTATGGATGTTCCAGATTTAGCAAAACCGCCTATTAGATGGATAAGACCAAAGGCATAAATACCAAAACCTGGTATGTATGTATAGTGTACAAAGTGCTGACGCTTTTGATGCGTATCATCTTCTGGATCCCAGTTACGTCTAATAGCTAAAATAGTACTTGTATTCTTTTCAATAGTAACAACATAAGGTAATGCTAATCCAGTAGGATGACCTTTGTCATCTGTATGTTCAAAGCCTGGAAGATCCAAGTCAACATGCATTTCTAAAATCTTATAACGATCATCAGTGGTTGCACGGAAGCCTAACTTCTCTGCAATCTTTTTCTCTACTTCATCTAATGATGATTGTGGTTCACCAATTTCTACATCACGATAAAAGCCAGCAATTTGTAATCTTCTTAATTCATTTTCTGTTTTACGCATGACATGTGTCACACGCTCAGAAGCTTCAAGACTTGATGCACCATAAGGCATCACTAAATCTTCAGCGGGTACATACATAGATACTTGACGATCAAGTGCTGCGTCTACGTAGACTTTCTTAAATCCGTTACCAGATAAAGCTACACCCCATAACATTCTTTCATGTTCTGGTCTGTACTCTGGCATGTTGTCTGTAAGTTCAAAATTCATGTCCGTGACTACACGGCCCATAGCATCTTTTTTCTCTTGCGTTTCTTTGCCAATGATCTCGCCTTTGACAGGACCAGATGCTGGGAAAGTATCCATGATTGTTTCTGATTGGAACTTAGTCACTGCCTCTGCTAAGATTGGATGGTAAACTCCACATGCTCCGTCCCATGGTTCTGCACGTTCATCAATCTTAAGACCTAATAAGTCTAGCCCATCTACATATGTTTGGATCCAGTCACGTCTTGAATCAACGTCACCATCAAAGTCACCCACAAGATCACCAGCTAACTGTGCTAAGTCGCCTTCATCCATATGCTCAGCTAAGTTTTCGGCAAAGTCCTCTTTTTCTTTGTCTTTTTCCAAATCAATTTCCAGCCCATCCATACCAATATGAACGGCTTCTGGATCTACAATTTCTATTTCCATAGCTGGTTGTTGAGAGTCTATTCCTGCTAGACCTTGTGGAGCTTCGTAGAGGGCTTTATCTATTGACATAATAATCCTTTAATAGTAGATACAATATTTTAACCTTTTTATTAATAATAAGCCACCTTTCTGCGGAACTCACGAGGTTCATCTGGCTGATCTGAAGGCAATGTTATAAAACCTCCACGTCTAAAACGAATAAGCGCTTGTGTGCTTGAGTCAACCAAGTCGTCATGGTCTGAGTTTGGAAAAGCTGCCATCTCTTCAATGACTTCCTCCGCCCACCTCTTTCTTGGCGCCCACACCCTCCCAGAGGCGAACAAATCGCTTACCGAGTTTACTCTGGAAATCTTATCGTTCCCACGAGTGGGTGTAAATTCTTGAACTGGGATTCCCATCCGTCTTAGTTCAAAAATTAAAGGCGCACCTGATGCTTTGGCTTCCACGATGAATGCATCGGGTTGCCAATCTTGATAATACTCTAAAGCTCTTTGCTTTAATTCTGGAAACTCCATACGCTCTTTAAGTGCGTCTAGAAGTATGATATGTGGGTCATTCTCATTCTCGTCTTTATAGAAAACGCCCCAAGTCGTGCATGCAGAATAATCGGCACGCTCGTTCTTTGTAAATGCTGTGTCCCATGACTGGATAATGAATTCACATCTAGGCGGTGTTTCTTTTTCCCAGACTTGCCACCACTCACGCTTAACTAAAGCGCCTTCTTCGGAAGTAGGATTTTGTTGATACTGAGCTTGCCATTTACTTAACGGCAATTCAATACGTAGTTTACTTAATTCATCATAGGACCAGAAC